ATTTTCTGCTCAATGATACCAACTCACGTCATATCAAGAGCAATTCCGTATGCGTCTGTCAAAGTTTACACACCAGATGCAATTTATGCGTCAAGCGGTAAGATTGTAAGCAAGCAATTCAGCACGCTAAGATATCTAAAAGGAGAGCACGAAGTTACAGACTCGAACCCTGAGTCTGCAATGGTCTTTTCTATGAACAACACAACGGCAAGCGCAAGACCTGGCGGAATGGAGCTATTTACGTCTCCGCAAACAATGGTTGCGGAGACAACACAGGTCGGATTCAAAGACTTTAGACCCGTTGACAAGTTCAGACCGCTAATGACACTAAGCGATCTTTCTTTTGAAGTTGTCAGTGCGGGAGCTGGTATGATGTCATACAAGCAAGCAACAATGAGCGTTGTTCTTCATGATAGAGGTAGACTATCAGAGATAGCTTCTTTCGTGAAGCCTGCGCTTTATGGTAAGACTGAAATCGAAATTGAGTACGGCTGGTCAATTGACGCAAAGTCAGCAACAGCAACAGCTGAGAATCTTTCTATCAAAGATGACGCGTTTTCCCAACTTATTGATTCTCTTAGAGTAAAAGAGAAATACGCTGTTGTCAACTCAACGTTTCAATTCGACGATGCGGGTCAAGTCAATATAAATCTTACTCTTGCAATGAAAGGCGCAAATGAAATTAGATCGTACGATTTAGCAGGTGATGTTGCTAAGCAAACAAAAACAGAGCTTATAAAGCTGGTAAGTGATATTCAAAAGCTTGTTGCTTCATCTGACGGTCGAGCTGAATCAGTGTTTGGAGAAACTCTTATGAATGGAGTCGGAAGCGTTGACGCAGTTCTGAATCTGGACGAAGAGGAGCTTAAAAAAGTTAGAGCAGAAGTAACAAAAATGCAGCGTTCTCAGGCAGCAAAATCAGCTGATTACGTAGGCATCTACGACGGTCTTAGTCAAATCTTCAAAACTGGCGGGAAAGCTGCATCTATATCAACTGAGACCAATTCTGCAATCGAAGCAACGATCACGGATCTTGCAGGTTCATTTGAGATGTTCCCTTGTTGCGAAGAAACGTACACGGCTGGTTCTTCCAGCTCGAAGAGGAATCTTTCAAAGCTTTTGACAGGTCAAAAAGGCGCTTACCCAGACGGTTCGATTTCTTTGGGAAAGGCCCTTCTTGCGTTTGTCGGAAAGCCTCTTGCAAAATCAGGTCAATTTGACGAGATACAATTCATTTTCAACAAGATAAACCCCAGAGCTGGTTTTGTCAGAAATCTTTCGATGGCAGCATTTCCTCTTGACAAAAAGAAATTACTCGATTCACTAAAAAAACTTTACAAGAAAAACGTCTCAGTAAGCTTGTCAATGCTTATGGCAACTCTTGGAGAAGATCACGTGAACGCAGTCGCTTATCCCGCGTATGGATTTTCAAGCGCGTATGATGAAAAAGGCGAGCTTCTTCAAAAAGTAGACGGAACCGAAACACAACTTTACGTTGACACGCAGTGTGGAAAAGCTGGAATATCTGATCACAATTTCCAGCAGCCAAGACTTTCAATAAGCCCAGAATGCGTTCCTCACAAAAATGATCCTACTAAAGCAATTCTTCGGATTCACGTAACTGATGCAGTAAACACGCCGTACCAGACTTACTCTGATGCCTTGACTGCAGCAAGATCAGACTCTACGTTTCTTGTTGACTCTAGCGCCCTATCAACAGATCAAAAACTTTTCTCCGCTATCTGCTGGCGCGATCTTGACCCTGCAACAATAGGCAACATCAGAGCAAGCGAAATTAAAAAGATGCAGGATGCAGGAGTTCTTGTTGTAGCCGGGACAAAGGCTGCTGCTCCGGGACAAACAACAACTAACATAGACTTAACGAAGTTGTTCAAATCTGGTGACCCGAAAAAATCAAAGAAATTCTTCTCAGAGTCTTTGCCTGTGATCAGATACGGAAGTTCAGCTGGAATGATCAAAGGGATTTCTGTTAGCAGCATGTCTGATCCGCAAATGGCTACTATAAACATGCTCAAGCAAAATGAATCTTCGGGTGACACAGAAGCTACTTCAAGAGAAGCGGGACTTCCGCTCATGGTAGCTCCGACCGAAGTCAGTGTTGACATGCTCGGGTGCCCAATCTTGAATTTTGGACAATCAGCGTACATTGATTTTGGTACAAACACAACTATCGACAACATCTACGTTGTCACAAATCTTTCTCACAAGCTTGCACCAGGCGAGTTCACTACAACTGCAAAATTTACGCTGAATGTCGGCGCGTACGGCATATACAACTCTTCTAAGCGAAGCGTTGAGATAGCTTCAGCTTTGCTCCAGCAGGCTATCGGCGAGAAGGCGAATGTTGAAGCAAAGGCAGCTGGCCAGCCAAAGTCGAATACGAAAAGACTCGTGTGGGGTGCAGACATCATGGAGAGCATTACATACGACCAGATACAAAAGGCAAGAAAGAAGAATGGTGCTACAGCAAAGTTTGTAAGAATTTGGGAGAATCAATACGGTTATGAAACACCAACGATCAGCTTTAGCGATAAATTTGACGTAAACACCCAAATATCATACGAAGATGCTAAAACTTTAGATTTAGCAACTATTAAACCCAAGCGCTACAAGTATTGTGACATAGACTATCCTGCGGCATCAACAGCCCCAGAGATTTTTGCAGTAGAATATAGCAATACAAACCTAATCGGCGAGAAGCTTACAATAGACATGACTGCTTACAACGACGAGTACAGTAAAATAGAAGGGGTTAGAAAACGCCAAGCAGAAAAGAGCAAGGCTGACAAAAAGAAGGCAGAAGATCAAGCTACGAAGTAAGCCTGACCCCGAGGAAAGGCGCACCACCGCTGGGAGTTGAAAATTCTTCTCAGTTGTTTATAATCATGCATGAGAGAAATTACACTACTCCCTCGTGTCACAGGCTCTGATCGAATTATCTCGATAAGAGAAAAGCTAAGGACTGTCAACCGACCCCAACCCGACTCATATCTGGTTGGCAGCGACTCAATATCTTCTTGCTCTCTTGAAGACCTACTCACAGCTTTCTCTGTTGAGATGCCAAGTCTCATACCACCAGAAAAACTTGCTGTCTACAAGACTTATCTCGGCGAAGACAACGTTGATTGGAGCCTCGCGCTTGGGTCAAAGGGCCTCGCTTCAGAACTTCGTAGGTATAGAGACGAGCTGGTTGAGATAGTCGACAACATCGAATCGACTGGATACGTTGACACTCTAATACGCGGCAGAAAGATATTTGAAGTGCTGTCGCCGATTAGGGTCGATGCAGTAAAGGTTCGTTCTCTAATTGACGCAGGTGAGCAGTTGAGCTCATTCACTCCCTCTGCGTTCGGCGAATGTGATCCAATCAGGTACACACACGGAACAAAGACTGGTCGGCTTCGCGTTGAGTCTGGTCCAAAAGTCCTCACGATGTCAAAAGCTCATCGCAACATTGTCACTTCACGGTATCCCGGTGGCAAGATTATGAGCGTAGACTTCATCTCTTTGGAGCCACGACTCGCTCTGTTCGCAGTTGGAAAGACTTCAACTGGTGATATCTACGAAGAGATATCAAGAGAGTCTGGTGAATCAAGAGCTAAGACAAAGATAGCAACTCTGTCATTCCTGTATGGCGCTGCTGCTTCTGATCTTGTGAGTGACAGGCTGCGAAGGACGGTTCGAGAATACTTCAACGTCCAGGAGCTTCACAAGAGAATTGTGGACTGCAACGGGAAAAATGGCTACGGCAGACCACTTCACGTAGAAGAGGAACGTCTTCTGATTCCGCACTGGGTTCAATCGACCGCAGTTGATGTCTGCCTTCTCGCCTTCAGCGAACTTGCAGAAAAGTTGAAAGGAATTGCAGACCCTCTCTTTTTAGTTCACGACGCCATGTTTCTTGACGTACCATCTGGGAATACTGCGAAGCTCATAGAGACACTCTCTTCGGGTCTAATAGTTTCCCCTTATGGATTGTTTCACCTTTCTCTGAATGGAACGGAGTCTAACGAATAGATATCCGTATGGACACGCTAACATTTATTAGACACCAAACTCGTCTTATTCTCGAAGCAGAAGAAGCCAATAGAAAAGTCCTCCGCGTTGGTTCAACGTCAGCGGGCTCCGAACAAGCGCTCGGTCTTGCAACGAGTAATCCAGCAGAGCTGTTAAAAAGACTGAACGTGGGCGGCTACAAGAAAGGCTCTGGCTCAAGAAGCGGTGAAATTAAGAGTTTCATTGAGAAAGTCTTACGTTCAAGTCTTGAGATGGGAATGGCGTTTGAGTTTCCAAAGTCAGAAGGTGACGGAATAATAATTCCCCTAAGAGTAATTGAAGACAAGCTGCCAGCAATCAAGTACACTCAGGCACCAAGATACATAAAGGCTTCGCTGATTGCATGCGGACTCTACAGTCGCAAAGACAAAGTCCAGGCGGTTGAGGGCGAAAACAACAGCTACTCAGTCAGGATTAGAATTAGCGGTTGAACACTCTGCTTCTGATGATATGGTATCATCATGGAAGACAAAGCAACACAACTCCAATCTCGTTACGAAAAACTCTGTAAACTTGCGTTATCGCAATCTACTGATGAACAAAGAGCACCAATAGAAAAGATGCTTGACTCTCTTGGAGAGAGACTCATTCTATGTCCTGGAACTTTGGTTGATGGCACACCCTGGTCTGGACCGGGTGGTCTTGTTGAGCAGTCACTCGCGATTACAATGAAGATGCGAGCAATCGCAAAAGCTCTTGAAATTGATGTCAAGATGTCTTCGTTAGTCGTGACGGGTCTCTTCCACAACATCGGTATGGTCGGCGGCGTTGATGAAAGCTATCTTGTTGATCAAGATTCCGATTGGCACCGAAAGCAGGGAAAGCTTTATCGATACAACGAAAATCTTCCTAAAATGTCTGTTGCGCATCGCTCACTGTTTCTACTCCAGCACTTCGGAGTGTCTTTATCGATGGACGAGTGGGTAGCAATTGCGACTTCAACGGGACCAGCTAGAGAAGAGAACAGATTCTACATTGGGTCTGAGCCTGATCTGAGCATAATTCTTACGCAAGCTCGTCAATGGATTCTAAAAGAGTAGTATACTTAGAATCATGCAAAGCATACTTCGCTCACTCATCAAAGAAGTTCTAAAAAGTTCGCAAAACGAAGAAGAACTTGACGAATTCTCTGGTGTCGCCTCGCTCGGAGGCGGACCGTCTACTCCTCTTGGGACTGGAGCTCACTACCCAGATGAAGAAGTGAGCTCAAAGAAAAAGAACAAGAAAGTGCAAGAAGCAAACACTGCTGCTGGCGGAGGATTAGGCGGGGCATTACAAGACTACAACTTTGACGGTGACGGTGACCCTGACGGCGATAATAAGCTAAAGTCAAGGGATGAGCGCTATAAAGACTCTGTAGAAGCTCTTGCGCGCTCTTACGGCGGAGCAAAATCTCCGTTCAAATCAATACGACACGCAAGAAAACATCTTGCTCACAAATACTGAACAACTTACAAACTTTATTACAATCTCTTTGTGGATGTTCCACACCGAGGTATCCGACAAGGGGCGACGCTTATCGGGTACTAGAAACTCAACAACAAAAGGAAAAATAAAAACATGGCAATCGATTTTGATGCAATCCGTAAGAAGCTCGGCCAACTCTCCGGCCAGAACAAGAGGTCTGTAGCGTCCTGGCGTCCAGAAGAAGGCAAGGACTACAATGTCCGAATTATTGCTTTCCCGAATAACGATGGTCAGCCTTTCAAGGATCGCTGGTACTACTACGGCATTGGTGGCGAGAAGGCACCTGCCATTCTGTCTCCCAGCCAGTTTGGAAAGAGGGACCCAATCCAGGAGCTCATCAACAAGCTTCGTGAGGATGGAACCGAGGCAAGCAAGGACCTCTGTAAGAAGCTCTATCCCAAGCTTCGCACCACTGCTGCTGTGGTCGTTCGCGGAGAAGAGGACAAGGGCGTTCGTCTGTGGACCTTCGGCAAGATGATTTGCCAGGATCTTCTGAAGCTCATGCTTGATGAGGATTACGGTGACATCACTGACGTCCACGAAGGTCGAGATATCAAGATCTCGGTAAGCAAGCAGCCAGGAAAGACTTACGCTGATACGAAGGTAACGCCTCGCGCTTCTACGACTCCTCTTTCCAAGGATTCTGCACAGATCAAGCAGTGGATGTCTGCAATCCCTAACGTCGAAGACTACGATGAGCTTACTTCTTGCGAAGAGATTGAGAAGCGGGTGAATGACTGGTTGACTGGCGGTAGTACTGAAAAGCCTGAGGTGACAACTGAGGTGAAGACCACCACCACAGACACCATTGACAGCGATATTGCCGCATTGCGCAGCGGCGGTGGCGGAGTAAAGCCCAAGCCTAAGTCGAAGGCATACGATGACCTCGATGATGCATTCGCAGAGCTCGAGTAATTCTCTGCTAAGTAAGTAACATTCACCCCGGGGCACACACCTCGGGGTGAACACTTTGATATACTGATTAGAATTCGCTGTAGGAGCAAAACGTGGCAAAAAAGAAAATCATTGATGAAGCAGCAGTGTCCGTAACTGATGACTTCACCTCAGACCTTATCAATTCTCTAAACCGAGACCTTGGACACAGGGTGGCGTACAACCTGTCCTCAGATCAGTCTCCAACACACATCAAGCGCTGGATTTCTACTGGATCGAAGCAGCTTGATTACATCATCTCCAACCGAAGACATGGCGGGCTGCCTGAAGGTCGAATAATCGAGATCTTCGGACCACCGAGCATAGGAAAGTCGCACATTGCCACTCACATTGCTCGATCAACCCAGAAGATGGGTGGAATCGTTGTCTACATTGACACTGAGAACGCAACAAACCCAGAGAATCTTTCTGCTCTTGGAGTAGACATCTCCAAGCGGTTTGTGTATGCAGACACTCACTGTACTGAAGAGGTCTTTGATATCGCAGAAAAGACTATCTTGAAGGCAAAGGCTCTAGCAAAAGACGTTCCGATTACAATCATCTGGGACAGCGTTGCAGCTTCGTCTCCAAAGGCAGAGCTTGAAGGAGCTTATGACAAGGACACGATCGGTCTGCAGGCTCGAGTAATCTCAAAGGGAATGCGAAAGATTACTGGCGTAATCGGCGATCAAAGCGTTCTCTTTGTGTGCTTGAATCAGATTCGCACAAAGATCGGCGTAATGTTTGGAGACCCGAGCACCACACCGGGCGGTAATGCAATTCCGTTCCACGCATCTGTTCGAATCAAGCTTGGCGCAGGGCAGCAAATCAAGGGAGCAAACGATGCAGTGATAGGCATCAACGTTTCTGCAAAGACAATCAAGAACAAAGTTGGTCCTCCGTTTCGTATGGCAAACTTCCAGATTCACTTCGGTAGGGGGATTGTTGAGCACGAGGAGATCTTTGACATTCTTCGATTGTACGGTCCCGACATGGTAAACAATCACCAGGTTACTATCGAAGGAGCCAACGCGTGGAAGACAATGACTGTCGTGAATGAAAAGAACGAGAACGTTGTCCAGAAGAAGTTCCACAAAGCTGACTTCCTTGAGATGATGAGTGACCCGCTTTACAAAGACTGGATTGACGGTCTTCTTGAGAAAGCGATGACCAGAACGTCGGTCACAGCGCAAGATGTCGAAGTTGACGTAGAGTCTTATGAAGAGGTAAAATCTCTTGCAGAGAAGCTTACTGAATCTGGCTACGATATCGCACCGGAATAAGAAATGTTAGACGAAAGACCCGTTATGCTAGTCGATGCGTACAATCTTTTCATACGCAACTTTGTGGCCAACCCGCTCATGGCAGAAGGCCAGCACGTTGGAGGCGTAACGGGTTTTTTGCAATCTCTCAATTCTTTACTTGCAGCGCATAGACCGAAAGAGTGCGTAATAGTCTGGGAAGGTGGAGGCTCTACAAGGCGCCAAAACATCTTCCCAGACTACAAGTCGAAGCGCAGACCTGTCAAGCTCAACAGGTTTCACGAAGGAGAGTTACCAGATACGTTTGAAAACAGAAATTGGCAAGTTAGGCTTCTCATCCACGTAATGAAGAACCTTCCCGTAAGACAAATCTACGTGTCGGATTGTGAAGCAGATGATGTAATTGGCTACATCGCAAAATATTCTTACTCACAGTCTCCTGTGTTGATTGTCTCGTCGGATCATGATTACTTACAGCTTGTGGACGATCGAATCAAAATCTGGTCACCGACTCTAAAATCGATAGTGACGAAAGAATCAGTGAAAGAAAAGACTGGAATTTGGCCGCATAACCTTCTTGTTGCAAGATGTTTTTGCGGAGACACATCAGACGCCCTCCCTGGCGTCAAGGGTGTTGGGCTGAAGACCATGGTCAAGAGATTCCCTTCGCTTGCAGGCGATGAGCTTGTTGAGCTTGAAGATATCATCTCTGCAGCGATGGCAATGCCAGAAAAATCGCCTAAGATCTACGCGGATGTGAAAAACAGCGCACAGCTTGGTAGAATGAATTGGAAATTAATGAAGCTTGACGTCTCTAATCTTAGCTGGAATCAAGTGACCAGGGTCAACAGCGCTGTTGAAGCGCAAATCCCCGGCGGTAACAAAATGGAACTCATTAGATCACTTGTGAAAGCAGGCATCAAGACTTTCGATATTGATAGACTTTATCTAAACGCAACAGTAAATCTCAAGGTGGCAAAGCAGAATGTCTGAATTCAATGTAGGCGACGCGCTCTTCAAACAATACGGAAGGCAGTTTCAGGAGAAGATTTTCCAAGGGCTTCTAACTGATCACACATGGGCAGCTCAAATGTCCGAGGTAATGAAGCCGGTCTACTTCGATCTAAAGTATCTCTCATTCCTCAGCGACAAATACTTCAAGTATCACGAGAAGTACAAAGCTTTCCCTACAATGTCTCTTCTAATCTCGATCATCAAAGATGAGTTGAAAGAGCAAAGCAACGCAGTACTAAAAGAGCAGATTGTTGAGTATCTGGGGCGAATGAGATCTACGCCAGATATGGGAGACATGGCTTACGTAAAAGACAAGTCGCTTGACTTCTGTAGGAAGCAGGCTCTTCGAGAAGCGCTTGAAAAGTCGGTAGAGCTTATCTCTGGTGACAAGTACGAAGCAGTCGTAGATCTTATGCGTAAAGCAGTCTCAGTCGGAATTCCGATGTCTGTGGGTCATGACTTCTTTGAAGACATGGAAGCTCGTTTTGTCAAGATTAGTCGACTCGCATGCCCAACTGGTCTTGAGCAGCTCGACGAAAAGACAATCTTGAATGGTGGTCTTGGAAAGGGAGAGCTTGGTGTTATTGTCGCAAATACGGGCGTCGGAAAATGTACGACTAGCGATGCCATACTTACTGTTAGACATCAGGAGATCACAATAGATGGAAAAAAATATAAACCTTGGGACAAGCTTACAACAGAGCGAGGAACCATCTTTGCCAGAGACGTCATTACAACAGACAGAATTCTGTGACAAACTTGTTTGTATGATATGCGAATACGCGTCTGATACATCTTTGATTTCTCATATTACAAAGCGTCATAAGATGACAATGAACGAATACAGAAAGTCATACCCTAACTCGATCGTTCAAAGAATGAGCCAGCGACAAAGAGAAAAAATGAAGTCAACATGGAGCTCTGAGTCAAGAAAAGAAAAGCTACTAGCTAATAGATCTTTTCCGTCAGAAATTAAACACTGGGTTAGAAAAGGTCTGACTGAGCACGAAGCAAAGACAAAAGTAACAGAACATCAAACAAAATTAGCCTTGAAGCAAAATAATCAACAAACTAAATTAAAGCAATCACAAAATACAACAGGTGACAACAACCCAATGTCGCTTGCATCTATCGCTGTAAGATACAACGTCAGCATAGAGAATGCGCGTAGTTTGACGCCAGCTTTTGGTAGAAGCGGAACAAAACATCCGCTTTTTGGAAAGCATCATACGCTTGAAACAAGAATGAAAATAGCTGCAAACTCTTCAAAGAAAAGAGTGAATAGATCAAAAGCAGAAGATGAAATTGCAGAAAAACTAAGATCTCTTGGTATAAGTCTTAGTCAAAACGTTGGTATCAAAACTTTCAACGTTGATATTTTGCTAGACAACAAAATGATTGTTGAGTATTACGGTGACTTATGGCACTGCAACCCAGCAAAATATTGTGGCGACGATTACGTAAGAATGCTCAAAATGAAAGCATCTAATCGATGGGAACTTGATAGAAAGAGACTTGAAATTCTTGCAGATGCAGGATACAGTGTTATTGTCATTTGGGAAAAAGACTGGAATGAAAATCCACAACAACAAATCAAAAGGGTAATCGATGCCGCAAATTTCATATTCTGAATGCACACGCCAAATTAAAATCGGCGATTTGTTTCTTGAACTTGGACTATCTGTAGACAGTGAATGTGAAACTATTTCAAGCTGGCCGATTGAAGCACTTTCATTTGATGGTTTCTATCAAATCGAAGGATTTCGAACAACAGACAAGCTTGACACTTTGATTCTTCAAACTGAAGATGGTGATAGGCTCGAAGCTGCTCATGATCACATTATGCTTGCTGGCGAAGATCGAGGTTGGCAAAAACTAAAAGACCTAAGCGTTGGTGATCGTGTTATTTCGCATAATAGATCGCCTAAAATAACGTCGATCGTTCAAGGCAAGCATCGTCAGACATTATTTGACTTGCAAGTAGCAATTTGTCACTCTTACATGACAAATGATTTGCTTTCTCACAATTCACATTTTCTAGTTTCGCTTGGCTCGCATGCCTTGAAGGTTGGAAAGAATGTCGTTCACTACACGTTGGAGTTGACTGAGACCGCTGTGGGAATTCGGTATGACTCACATCTCACTGGGATAGCTTCAAACGACATTCAAGATTCTAAGCAAGAAGTTCTTGAAAAATACAAAGATATGGAGCTCGGTAAGCTAATCATCAAAGAGTATCCAACAGGTGGAGCTACCGTCAACACAATCAGGAACCATCTTGAGAAGCTTGCACTTCGTGGGTTTGTTCCGCACATGATCATCATTGACTACGCTGACATCATGCGTTCAAGCCGAGAGTATGACGCGCTTCGTCTTGAGCTGAAGCTCATCTACGAGGAACTTCGTAATCTTGCAATGGAGCGAGCAATTCCACTGTGGACCGCTTCTCAGGCGAATCGAGATTCTTCAAACGCAGATGTTGTCGGTCTGGAGAACATGTCTGAGTCATACGGCAAAGCAATGGTTGCAGATGTTGTACTCTCTCTCTCTCGTAAGCCGACGGAGAAGGCAACTGGCGCTGGTAGACTGTTTGTAGCAAAAAATAGGGCAGGTCGCGACGGAATTCTATTTCCAGTTCACATTGACACCGCGCGATCAACAATAAAAATCTTGGAGGAGAATGAATTGACTCTTCAAGAAGCGTTATCGCAAGATGACGGTGATCGTAAGCGAATTCTAAAGGAAAAGTGGAATCAAGTCATGGGAGCTAAATGATGTTGGAAAATTCTGAGATAACAAAAAAGCTTAGTGAGTATTTTGACGGTGACGAGCTTGCACCCGACGTTTTTTGGAAGTACGCGCTTCACAACTCTAACGGTGAGCATCTTGAAACAAGCCCGGACCAAATGCACCGGCGTCTTGCAAAAGAATTTGCTCGAATTGAAGCAAAGTATCCGAATGCAATGAGCGAAGACGAAATCTACAGTCTTTTCAAGAATTTCGCAGATGTTGTTCCACAAGGTTCTCCGATGTCTGGAATCGGAAACCCACACCAGCTCCAGTCTCTCTCGAATTGCTTTGTTGTTGACAAGCCTCATGACAGTTACGCTGGCATTCTCTTCACAGATCAGGAGCAAGTCCAGATTATGAAGCGTCGCGGTGGCGTGGGCTTCGATATTTCGACCATACGACCAAAGGGCCAGCGAACCTCCAACGCTGCAAAAACGACTGACGGCATCGGCGTGTTCATGGAGCGCTTTAGTAACTCAACTCGTGAAGTTGCTCAAGGTGGAAGACGCGGAGCCCTGATGATCTCCATTGACTGCGCCCACCCAGAAATTGAAACGTTCATCAACATCAAGCGCGACTTGAAGAAAGTGACTGGTGCGAACATCTCGATCCGCTGGCGTGATGAATTCATGCAGGCAGTAAAAGATGATAGCGACTATACGCTTCGCTGGCCAGTAGAAAAATCGCCTGAGGACGCATCTATCACGCGAGTTGTAAATGCAAGAAGTGTTTGGTCACAATTTGTTGATGCAGCATGGACTTCTGCTGAACCTGGAGCTCTTTATTGGGACACTGTCATCAAGGGAAGCATAGCAGATTGTTACGCAGACGTTGGATACGAAACTCAATCAACCAATCCCTGCGGGGAACTCCCGCTTTCTCCCTACGACAGTTGTCGTTTGATGGTCGTCAACCTAACATCATTCGTCAAAAATCCATTTCTTGCTTGTGCATCGTTTGACTATGAACGCTTTCATAGAGTAGTTGTGAAAGCGCAGAGGTTGATGGACGATCTTATTGACTTGGAGACAGAGGCTGTTGACAAGATCATCGCTAAGATTGAAAATGACGACCAGCCAAGTCACATAAAGATTGTTGAGGCAAATCTTTGGAACAAGATCAAGTCTGCAACAAAGGGTGGACGCCGCACAGGTCTTGGAATCACTGGACTTGGCGATGCACTGGCTGGGCTTGGAATTCGTTACGGTTCATCTGAGTCTGTCGAAATTACAGAAGCTGTCTACAAGGCTCTTGCTGTGGGGGCGCATACTTCATCATGCATTCTTGCAGAAGAACGAGGCGCATTCCCTGTCTTTGACTTTGAAAAAGAACGTGAGCATGCTTACCTTACAAAGATTATGAATGCATGCGGAACAGAGACTGTAGCAAAGTGGAAAGCGACAGGTCGTCGAAACATCGCGCTAACTACCACTGCGCCTGTTGGATCTGTCTCTTGTCTAACGAGAACGACCTCAGGCATCGAGCCTGCATTTCTTCTTTCGTACAAGCGCCGCCGAAAGATTACCGGCACCGACCTCTCAGCTCGCGTTGACTTTGTAGACCCAATGGGAGACAAGTGGCAAGAGTACGTAGTCTATCACCACTGGTTCAAAAAGTGGATGGACGTTACTGGTCTGGTTGACCCAAAGGAAAGCCCGTACTGGGGCGGAACTGCCAACGATATTGACCCGATGAGCTCAGTCAATATCCAGGCTGCAGCCCAACGTTGGTGCGACCATAGCTTATCAAAGACTTGCAACTTGCCAAACTCTGCTACTCGCGAAACAGTCAATGACGTTTACATTCGCGCATGGGAGAGCGGTTGCAAGGGTTTCACTGTCTATCGTGATGGATGCAGAGCTGGAGTTCTCATCTCTACTGACGAGAAAAGCAAGGAAGACAAGAGTTCAACAGACGCAAGAGTAACACCAAAGCGTGCAAAGTCTCTGCAATGTGACATTCACAGGGCAAACATACGCAGCGGAGAAAAATCAGAATCGTGGCTTGTGTTAGTTGGTCTCAATGAAGGAAAGCCATACGAAGTATTCTGTGGGATTCCTGAGAACATCGACGTACCGAAGCGATGCAAGTCTGGGACTCTGGTAAAGAATGGCAAGCGAGAAGGGGTAGCAACGTACAACTTGACAGTTCCTGCCGGAGACGATTCTCCACTCATCTTCAAGGATGTCGTTGACCTGTTTGATAATCCGACGCAAGGAGCTTTTACTCGAACAATCTCACTAGCGTTACGCCATGAGGTTCCGCTGCAATATATCGTTGAGCAGCTTCAAAAAGATAAGAACAGTGACATGTTTAGCTTTGCGAAAGTGATCTCGAGAGTTCTAAAAGCATACATAAAAGATGGGACAAAATCAACAGAAAAAGGATGTCCAAGCTGTGGAGCAGCTGAATTGATCTATCAAGAAGGCTGTCTTCGCTGCACAAGCTGCGGTTTTTCAAAGTGTGGATGAACAAGTCGATTGGTGTGTTATGATATGCATGGAGTCAAACAACACAAATGATATCAAGCAATAGGGGCTCCTCGAAACTTCCCACAATGGGACGAGCCAAGTTCGCAAACAGCGAAGAAGATGACATACAAGAAGCAATTCGAAACCTAACACAGACAGGATACGCAATGAACTTTATAGCAGATGTTTCCCCGCAAATCAAGGCAGTAGAGCTTAAGGTCGATCCAATCATCATTCGCGTCAACAAATTCGACGAAGAATCGGCAAAAGAGTTTGTTGATGCAATGAGTCGAGCACAGAACACCGGCCAGTCTGTCATTCCGGTAGTCATTGACAGTTACGGCGGCCAAGTCTACGCCCTGATGACTATGATCGGAGCAATTCGGAATTCGAAGGTTGCTGTTGCAACAATCGTTGAAGGCAAGGCAATGAGCTGTGGCGCTCT